TGGTGCTGGAGTTGGTGCTGGAGTTGGTGCTGGAGTTGGTTCTGGTGCTGGAGTTGGTGGCTCGATGTGATCAGCGAGTTGTCTAAGTATACCATAAACAGCTTCTGGTCGAACCTTTCCTCTTTGAATTTCTGCATCAATTTGTCTTCTGATGAATTCCATTGTGTAATATATATAAAAGAAATATTATCTTTATAGTAAATGTTATTCATCGGTCCAACTCTCCTGAGCGGAATTGGACAACATTGTAAAAAATATATGAATCTTTTTCCTGAAGTTGGGTATACTAAATATATTGAAATAAACCAGGAAATACCAGAATCTGATAGTGCTTTTATATTCGCACTTCCTGTACAATATTGGTTAGATAGAATACCTGAAATCAAAAGGAAAATAAAAAATGTGACATGTATGACCGTCTGTGAAACCGAAACAGTTCATGAAGATTACGGTAAACTTTTCGATTTATTCGATAAAATTCTCGTACCAAGTGAATATTGTAAAAACATATTTAAACGACAGTTCCCTGATAAACACTTTGTTGTAATGCATGCACACATACCTGATAAAAGACCTTATACATTTTATCATATAGGTAACGTATACGATCCACGAAAGAATTTTAATAAAATATTAGAATGTTTCATTCGGTTAAATAAACCTGATGCGCGGTTAATTGTTAAAGCAACCTGTAAACACCCATTTAATATAAATATACCAAATGTTACAATAATTAATGATCTTTTATCAGATGAATATATGGAAGATATACACAATAAATCCGATTGTTACATAAGTTTTTCATCGTCTGAAGGTGTGGGTATGGGCGCTGTAGAAGCGGCAATTAGAAATAAACCAGTGATCATAACAGAGTACGGAGGTGCAACGGAATATATAGAAACACCTTATGTGATAAAGTGTGGAATCCAAAAGTTACCAAGAGACGATTTTTTATATAAAGCTGGTATGGAATGGGGTAAACCTGATGTAAACCAACTCATGAAATTTATGGAAGATGCATATAACAAGAAGTTAAGATATATGGATCACCCGAAAACTCGTGCTTTAACCTGTAAAGAAAATGTATTACAAGAATTCGTCGTTAATGTAATTGGTAATAAGAATAATGATACCAGTCAGAATAGCTCCGGAAGTGAGTGACCCCCTTTGGGCTATAAGCATGGCAACAATATCATCTATAAATTTAATATTAGTTGGTTTTTTTAAAATTTCTGGAACGATTTGAGAAATGGCAAGGTAAAGAGCCATTCCTATTATAACAGGTCTGAGTGTTTCCTGATCTAACATTTACTATTACAATATATTTAATTTTTTTGTATGCTTTTTACAATATTTTCCACAAGACGCTTTAAATGTACATCTTTTTCCACTCATTGTTATAGCGGAACACATAATAGTTTTTGTTCTATTATCGTGGTTTATATTTTCGGGGACTACTTCTATAAACTTTATTTTACTCTTTTCTCTTTTATCATCGTACTTTTTGCGAGACTCTCTGAGTTTATGAATACTTCTCGCAAAACGTTCACACTTTTCTTGCTGGTTTTTATATAAACCTTTAGCAATATCTAAATCTTTTTGTTCATACAACATGTTCATTTTGGTTTCTTATTTGGCGTCTATTCCTAATATATTTTATATATTTCACCACTGAGGTTATAAAAATACATGTTATTATACCATTACATATAACATAATACCAAATATATTCATAAAACCCTAAAAATGTTGTTACTAACATTGCAATCATAACATAAATAGTATATAAGAAAATACCATGTATACTGTTATTTTCTATACTATATAGCGGTAATACACACGCCAAACAATTAATTATAGTTAAGAGATTATCATACAAAATTGTATAATGTATACTTAATGCAACTAAAAATACATTTAACCAAGCTATCATGACCGAATTAAACAATTCATACTCAGGTTCTTGTTGTTGAACTTGTTGAGTTTCATTACTAGGTAAAACATTTGCCACAGGTGGTCTTTCTTCTTCATAATTTATACCTATAATAGGAGTTCCATCAGGTTGTCTAATTTCATTATAGTACATAAAAGAATAAAATGTTTTTCTTTTATGTATATTAATTGTAAAGGATTTTGTTTTAATTGCAACGCACCTTTAAACCCTTATATTAAATCAGATAATCGAGAAGTTCGTGAACTTATTAGAAAATATAGACGTATTAACCCAATATGGTTATACAATAATGAAATGTACTATAAGTTTTATGGTTTAAAATTAAAACGATTATGTTTTTCCTGTTTTACACATGTTAAAAAACCAAGTATAAAACAATTACGTTTTAGAGAAATAGGTAAAACTAAAAATCTAACACATCATACTTTCTCGTTAAAAACAAATGATTTATTATTTTGGTACCAATCTTTACACAGATACGTTTCCAAAAATTTCAAAAACAGACAAATGGTCGTGTATAACCCCATTTAAAAAATTATATATATTAAGTAGTATGTGTGATACAAGCGGACCAAATACAGGGTCTATAATATCACTAAATGCAATTGGTAAACAGGATACGTATTTGATAGAAAATGATCAGACTAAATCTTTTTTTACAAATACAGGTAAAAGACGACATTCTAATTTTACAAAATTTCATAAAAGTACTATTGTTAATAAACCATCTAATGCTTCGTCAAATTGGCCATTTAATGAAAGTGTTAGTGTAACACTTAACCCGAGAAATATGGGTGATCTATTATCAAATATGTACATTTCATTTAAGTTACCAGGGATGTCTAATTCTAATTTTAACTATTCCGACCAAGTTGGTCGTCACGTTATAAAGTCGGTAACTATGCGTGTAGATGAACTCGTCATTGAAAAATTTCACGCAGATTGGGGTATAATTCATGATGAACTTTATTTAGACGAATCGGAAAAGAGAACTTTAAGATACTCTATAAACAGGAATTTAGCGCAGGGTACATCTATAGAAAACAAGAGTCTGTTATCTACAAAAGATTCAAAAGTTTTTATTCCAATACCTTTATTTTTTTCAAGAAAATACGAAAATGATGAATACGAAACTAATAAACCTAACCGGCCCTATTTTCCAACGTGTGCTATACACAAACAAAAAATACAATTTGATATTGAATTTTTTCCACAAAATTTCTTTACAGACGATAGTTCTACTTTATCATTGAGTAATTTTGAAATTATTACAGAGGAAATAACAATTGAAAATGCAGAACGTATGTATTTGAAAAATAATAAACAAACTTTCATTACAGATATAGTACAGAAACACCCATCTCTCCTTATAAATTCAGGTGATACTAATACAAAAATAGAACTTGTGCCTAAAATACCGGTTAAATCAATTAACTGGTTTTTTAGGAAAACTTTGTTCGAAAATGAATCTATATCAAGAGGACCAGGTTTCGATAATTCAACTGATAATAATAAATACTACTTTCATAATAGATATAATTTATCTACACAAGATACGTATTCAATTATTAATGAATTTTATAATCCTCCAATGTCAAGTGCTAAAATTTTTGTAAACGGAGAAGATATACCCGGATTTCAAGATACTGATCATAAATATTATAAATATACCGTACCATTCTTGTCTCGATTATCAAGACCTTTAAGAAATATATACACGTTTGCATTCTCGATGAATCCGGTGAATGTGGAACCATCGGGAAGCTTGGATTTTAGTCAGTTACAATCTAATATGACCGTTTTAGATATTAAAATGGCAAACGGTTTAACAGACGACTATAATCTACATATTTATTATGTAGGTTACCAAACCTATACGTTTGAAAACGGGTATATTAGTCGTGCTTATTAAATAACTTATTTTTATTATTTTTAATGTATTCAATTATATTGTTTTTTATACACCATCTGATAAAATTTAACTGTGCAACAGTCGTATGAATTTCATCAGATGTACCTGGTATTATATAATTAATCTTTTCGGCACGACAAAAAGGGTCAAACAACTTTTTACTATACCCATCT